TACCAGGAGCCCGGCGCCGGCCGTCTGCAGGAGACGCTCGCCTGGGGCTGGGAAGGGTCGGGCACCTCGGACGGACAGCCCGGAGACTTCCACGCGGTATATGTGCTGGACAACGGCATCCTTGAGAACCGCCGCCAGCCGCCGGTGCTCGATGGCGTGATTGCGAGCCTGGCCCGTTACGACTATGACGCCAACGGCCACTACGTCACCGAAGGGTTGGGTGTCCGATTCCTCAGCACCGATGCCGATGCCCAAGAGCACATCTTCTCCGTGGCAGAAGGCCGTGCCAACATCGATGGCTTCAAGGTCGAGCGCAGCCAGTCGCAACGGTTGCGTCTGCCCATCGATCCCGATCTGCAGCGCGTGTCGTCGGAACCTCAGGTGTTCAACGATTCGGGCAATGGCTCGATGGTCGTCACGATCAATCGGCCGCCGCTCGCCCAGGTGATCGACATTAAGGTCACGCAGCAGAAGACCGAGACGGTGGTCCATGGCGCCTTCACTGGCAGCCGCGATGTCTTGACTGAACCGACCGTGGTCGCGGTGCTGGAGGTCAAACAAGGCGGCACGACCTACACCCAAGGTACCGACTACAAGGTGGTGGGTGATGAGGTCGACTGGTCACCCGGTGGCGCTGAGCCGGCACCCGGATCAAGCTATCAGGTCACCTACCAGTACATCGCCAGCATCACACCCACCGATCTGACCGACACCGGCTTCAAGGTGAGCGGGGTCGTGCAGGGCTCCACGATGTACATCGACTACCAGTGGAAGCTGCCGCGCGTCGATGTGCTGGCGCTGACTGCCGATGGCCAAGTCGAGCGCATCAAGGGCATCAGCCAGGTACGCAACCCCGTCGCCCCGACCGCACCAGCCTCGCGCCTGGCGCTGGCCGAGATCGCCTACGACTGGCGCAGTGGTTCGATCCCTGTCGCCAGAAATATCGCCATTCGCACTATCAAGGTCTCGGAGCTCACGACAATGCAGCGCCAGATCGCCGACCTCTACGACCTGATGGCCTTGGAGCGCCTGCGCGTGGACGCCAACATCCGCGAGCCGGCTGCCAAGAAGGGCCTCTTCGTCGACAACTTTCTGGATGACGACCTGCGCGATCAGGGTGTGGCGCAGACGGGCGCGGTGGTGGCGGGTGTCCTCACGCTGCCAATCACGGCATCTGCCCAGCACGCCAAGGACAACGGCAATTCACTGCTGACGCTGGACTACACGCTGACCCCGGTGATCGAGCAATTGGCCCGCACCGGGTCGATGAAGATCAACCCCTACCAGGCCTTCGAGCCGGTGCCGGCCCGGGTGACGCTCAATCCCGCTGTGGACCAGTTCACGGTGACCAACACCACCTGGGCTTCGGACGTGACCGAGCGCCTGATCTCCGGCAGCGGTGTGCTGGAACAGGTGGTCGGCACCCGGGTCAGCGAGCAGGTACTGGCCGCCCGATCTGAAGAAGCGCAGTTCCTGCGCAGCTTGCAGGTCACCTACACCGTCATGGGGTTCGGGCCCAGCGAAGCCCTGGCGCAATTGCGCTTCGATGGCATCGGGATCAGCCAGCCTGTGGGCACAGCGGCTAATGCCACAGGTCTATTGAGCGGCACATTCCTGATTCCACAAGCGATTCCTGCTGGAGCGAAGCTGGTCGAATTCCTGGGGGTCGGCGGCAGCTACGGTTCTGCCACTTATGTTGGGCGTGGCCAGATCGTCACTGAGACCCGGCGCCGCATCCTGACCACGGTGGTCAATCGTTGGGACCCCTTGGCGCAAACCTTCACGCTGCCCGAGCGGCGGACCATCGGCGGGCTGGAGCTTTGGTTCACCACCAAAGGGGGGGCAGCGCCGGTGATCGTGCAAATCCGTGAAACCCAGGTTGGAATACCCACCACCACGGTGCTGACCGAAGGCCGCTTGCTGGCATCTGACATCAAGACCGATGGCAATCCCACCCGGATCACGCTCGACCCGGTGGCGCTGGAGGCCAACCGTGAGTACGCGCTCGTGGTGCTGACCGACGATGCGAACCACGCGGTGTCGGTGGCGGAACTTGGCAAGTACGACCCGCGCACCGGCTGGGTGACGGCTCAGCCGTACCAGATCGGCGTGCTGCTCTCGTCCAGCAACGGCATCACCTGGACACCGCACCAGACGCAGGACCTGACATTCCGGCTCTTGGGGTGCCGCTTTACGCAGACCAGTAAGACCGTTTCACTGGGCCAGTACACGGTGACCAACCTGTCGGATGTGATGGCCCTCGCGGGCGTCGAGCGTCCGGCCGCCGGCACTGATGTGCAGTTCCTGGCGACCGATGCGCAGGGGCGGATCTATACCCTGTCGGAAGACCAGGGGCTGGCCTTGAGCGAGAAGCTCTCGGGCAACCTGGCCGTATCGGCCAAGCTGACGGGTACCGAGACGGCAAGCCCGATCCTGTATCCGGGCACGCAACTGGTGTTCGGCACGCTGGAGGCGGCAGGGGACTACCTGTCCCGGGCGATTCCGGCTGCGGCAACCTTCAATGTGTCGGTGACCTTCGATGCACTCACGCCCGGTACATCCAGCGTGGCGGTGCAGGCCGAGTCGGGTACGCCGGGGAGTTTTCAGTCGCTCTCCTTGTCTTCGGGCGTGGAAGTGGGCAATGGCTGGGTCGAGCGCACCTACAAGGCCACCAGTTTCGTTGGTGTCGGTGCAGATCGCACCACGCGCGTGAAGCTGGGCTTGTCCGGTTCACCGCAGCACCGCCCGTTTGTGCGCCGCCTGCGCGTGATCGTGACCTGATGGGGGTGAGCGATGACTCCCGAGCGCACGCCGCGCGGCTACCCCTTGCCGCATCCCGAGCACCTGCTCTCTGAAGACGTCCTGAGCCTGCGCGAAGCCATCACCCGCATCGATGCGGACGTGGCCGCGCAGGAGACGTCCTCTGAGCAGGGCCAAGACCAACTCACCGAACGGCTGCACCGCCAGCAATTGCGGGTGTTTCACCAGTTCGGTTTTTAAAGACAGGAGCGCCTTATGGCCAAAGACCCCTTGCTGCGCGATGCGGTACGCGCGATCAAAGCCAAGATCGAAACTGCCGCCGAGATCGCCACCCCGGAAGAGCTTGCCTATCTCGGCACCGCCATTGACCGCATTGGTGGTCGCGCCACCGTCCTCGAAGTCGAGGAAATGGGCGACATCAAGATGGCGGAGCTTACTGAGCACGCTACCTCCGTCGAGACCGCGACGCTGGACACCATTGCCACGGCCGCCGATGTGGCGATTGCCAACGTCACGGCCACCAAGACCGCCGCTGAGAGTTCCATCACGGCGACCAAGACGGCGGCAGAGGCTTCCGTCACGCAGACCAAGAACGCGGCACTGGCGGTCATGGCGCAGACTGAGACCAGCACGGTGGCCACCGTCAATGCCGCTGCCCAGACCGCGATCCAGCAAACCGCCAGTAGCCGCGACCAAGCGATTGCCGCCACGCAAAGCGCGGCCAACCAGGCCGTGGCCACAGCGCAAGCCGCAGCCAACAGCGTCACCCAGCAACTGGTGCTGGGGCGCAAGACCTTCTTCCTTGCCCAACTCTAAGGAGCCCCCTCGATGTCCATTCTGGGAACGGCGCTGCCAGCCGCCAACACGCTGGCGACCCTCTACGAAGTACCGACAGGCCGCCGCGCGGTGGTCAATGTCGCCGCCTGCAACAAAGGCACGGCAGCCGCCAAGCTGCGCGTGGCGCTGACCGCGTCCGCCACGCCGGCCGAAAGCGAGTTCATTGAATTTGATGTGAGCCTGTCAGCCACCGAGGTGCTGGAGCGCACCGCGCTTTCCTTGGCGGCTGGTCAGAAGATCGTGGTGCAGGCCAGTACCGCAACGGTCAGCTTCAACGCCTGGGGCATCGAGGAGGTGGCGTAATGGGACGATTCTTGCGCACGCTGCCGGTGGAGACCGCGCCGGCCTATGAGAGGCAGCCGCTGCCGCTGGTGGGGGTGTTTTCCTCATACAACAACAGCCCGGACTGCAGCATCTACGACTCGGATTTCAATCTGGTCAGCCGGGCCAACCAGACCAACGCCGGCAATGCCTGGGCGACCTCGGGCGAGATCTGGTCAGACTACACCGGCTGGAATTACACCAATGGCCAGGTGAGCTCAAGCGCGGCAGGTACCTATTGGGTCAAGGCCACACCCTGCTACTCGGTCGACGGTCACCAGTTGCTACGCCTGTCGGCCAACGGCGGCATGGCGATGCGCCAGCCCGATCAGATGGGCAGCTTCATGGCCAACTTCGGGGTGGTCGTGGGTCCCGAAGGCTACCGTCAGCCGATGTCGCTATGGTTCTCCGGTACCACCTTGCGCCAATACACACGCGGTGGCTTTGCCCAGCTCGATCAACTGACTACCGGCCTGGCAACTGCCTCGGCCGCCACCTGGGCCGGGGCCAACACCAATATGCGCAGCGCCGTGGGCTACCACTGGGCTGCTGGGCTCCTGGTGCTGATCGAGGCGCGCGATGCCAGCTGCAACTACCGCGCCCACATCTGGAGGCACCCCAGCGCCAAGCTCTCGGGCAAACCCGGCGAGCTCAACCAGTTCATCCTGGAAGCCAAGGCCGGCACCAACGGGGCGAGTTATCAGTACGTCGACTTCAGCTGGAATGCCAACGGCGCCACGGGCTACACCGAGAGCCAGTACCGGATGCGGGTGATTCCGACCAAGGGTGGCAAGATCGCCTTGGTGCGTTTTGTACCGAGCAACTGCTCGCACATGGCCGTGCTCACTCCGGGCGCTGGCAACACCGGCACGCTGGACACGAATTTCACGACGGTGTCCTGCACCACCACCTACGGCATCGAGCAGGGCAGTTACTACGGGATGCGCCACCAGATCACCTGGGACAACCAGTGGGTGGCGGCTTTTGCGCCCTATTACTACTACGGCTCGGGCCTGTCGGGCTTTGTCGTCAACACCGACGATCCGACGCGCTACTACCGGCTGTCCTACAGCAGCTCTAGTTGTGGCGTGTCGATCCTCCCGATCCGGGCGAGCGCCTTTGCCTATTCCTTCCACGAGAACAACGCCGACTCCAGCCAGGGGCTGAACGTTGGGCTGATGGATTTTGCGGGGACGGGGTTCCAGACCACGGGGGTGCTGGCCAATGGGGGAGCAGTCAGTTTGTCGACCAGCCGCTACTGGATCGATACCGGCTACACCAGCACCAACTATCCCTGCCTGATGCCCGTTGAGAACTGGAAGATCTAAAAGGAGACCCCGATGCCCAAGCTCTACATTGCATTTCACGACAACGGAGTGGTGCGTGATATCGCCACCGCCCTCCTGGAGGGCTACTTGCCCGCACCCAGCAAGGCCACCTCGACACTGGCCCTGCGCTATGCCCTGCAGGACGGCAAGGCGGTTGAGCGCTTCCCCGGCAAAACCGATGAGGAAGTGCTGGCTCTGATCTCAGCGGAACAAGCGGCGCAGGCGCCCGCAGCCCCCTTACCCCAGAAAGTGATCACCAAGCTCGCCTTTATGAATCGCTTCACGATGGAGGAGTTGGCAGCGATCTACACCGCCGCCAAGACCGAGGTGATGGTCGAGGTTTTCCTAGATAAGTTAAAGCTCGCCGAGGAGGTGAATCTGGCTGATTCCCAGACCATCGCTGGCTTGGAAGCGCTCGCCGCCAGTGGTCTCTTGACCGAGGCACGGGTGCAGGAGGTGTTGCAGTGATGGCCGATCTGATCCGCGTCATCTCACACCGTCTGTCGATGGTGACCATTTGGATGCTCTGCCAGATTACTGCGGTGATCGCGTCAGTTTGGATGTTGGCCGCTGCCCTGACAGGCAGTCGCCGCGCCTGGACCCTGGCGGTCGCCCACGACCAGCTGGCCAACGCCGCTTTCGGTGGCCACGAGGACGAGACGCTATCCAGTCGCGCTGGCAAGGCGGCGCGCGAAGGAAAGCGCTGGGCCTGTGTGCTTTGCCGGCTCTTGGATCGGTTCGATCCGAACCACTGCGAGAAGTCCATTGAGCCTGATGAGGGCAAACCCATCGCCTGATTCTGTCGAGCCGTCATCCCCTTATTTCCCGATCCGCCGCTGGCGGATTTTTTACTTCTGGAGCCCACCCATGGCAGATCACTTTCTTCACGGAGTCGAGATCGTTGAAATCGACAACGGCCCGCGTCCCATTCGCACTGTCCGATCTTCGGTGATCGGCCTCGTCGGCACCGCACCGGATGCCGATGAAACATTCTTTCCGTTGAACACCCCGGTGCTGATTGCCGGCAGCCGTCTGGAAGCGGCTAAGCTGGGCGCCACCGGCACCTTGCCAATGGCCATCGACGGCATCTTTGATCAGGCTGGCGCGCTGGTGGTGGTGATCCGTGTCGCCGAAGGTGCGACGGATGCCGAAACGCAAATCAACGTGCTTGGCGGTGTCGATGCGAACGGCCAGTACCTCGGCCTACAGGCGCTGCTCGCGTCCCAGTCGGTTGCCAAGGTCACGCCACGTATCCTGATTGCCCCGGGCTTCACGCACCAGCGCCCTACCGATCCTGATGACGAGACCCGCCAGCTGGCGAATCCGGTCGTGGCGGAACTATTGGGGATTGCCGAGCGCCTGCGCGCGGTGATCATCGCCGACGGCCCCAACACCACGGACGCTGCTGCCATCGACTACCGCGAGGATTGGGGATCGCCGCGTATCTACGTGGTCGATCCGCACGTCAAAGTGATGAAGAACGGCGCAGTGGTGACCGAACCCGTCTCAGCACGCGTCGCCGGCCTGATCGCCAAGATCGACAACGACCGGGGCTTCTGGTGGAGCCCGTCGAACAACGTCACCAACGGTATCGTCGGCAGCCACCGTCCGGTGGACTTCGCACTCGGCGATCCGAATGCCCGGGCCAACCTGCTCAACGAGAACGAGGTGGCCACGATCATCCAGGAGGATGGCTACCGGCTGTGGGGCAACCGCACCTGTTCCTCGGACCCCAAGTGGGCCTTCCTCAGCGTCCGTCGCACCGCCGACATGATCAACGAGTCGCTGCTGCGCGCCCACCTTTGGGCAGTGGATCGCAACATCACCAAGACCTATGTCGAGGAAGTCACCGAAGGCGTGAATGCCTACCTACGCCAGTTGAAGGCGCAAGGCGCGATCCTCGGCGGCAAGTGCTGGGCCGATCCAGACCTCAATTCGCCCCAGTCCATCCAGGACGGCAAAATTTACTTCAACTTCGACTTCACCCCGCCGTACCCGGCCGAGCACATCATTTTTCGCTCGCACCTGGTCGATGACTACCTTGAGGAGATTCTGTAATGGCCATCGAACTGCCGCGCGTTCTCAAGAACATGAACCTTTTCGTCGACGGTCGCGGCTACGCCGGGCGCATCGACGAGATCCAACTACCCAAACTCACCCTTAAAACCGAGGAGCACCGCGCTGGCGG